AAAAAACGCGTTTCGTCGTTTTACCCGTTTTTTCTTGAATAAAAACCACTGCATTGTAATCATTTTCAGTCAAACGTTGTAAATATTTTTCCAAAGTATAATCGCGAAATCCGGCCATGACTGCTTGAGAACCTTTGTACGTAATTTTTTTTTCAGAAATATTCAATTGACAAACGGCCGCAAAATCTTCTATATTTGAACCACTTATGATTCCATTTTCATTTGATTTTAAACCATACACTTCGAAAAATGCTCCTACTTGCAAAAGCACGATAGTTCTGTCGCCATATTTTTTTTCATATTCTTTGGTTAAACCAATATATTCATCAATAATATTTTTTCCTGTTTCTTCGCTCATGTAAAATTATATAAATAAAAATATTTATATAAGTTTATTAAATAGAAAATTGATATATGTTCAATAAAAAGAATCATTCTTTATCAAAAATGAACGAAGATAATGATTATGGACAGTTTACTGTTATAGATATTGACGATAATAATAATCCCCAATATATGATCAAAATAAATTTTAATAAAACTTACCATATAAAATATAAAAACGACATAGAAAACAATCTTGTCATTAAGAACAATGCCGATGACGACGATGATTCAAAAAAACCAAACAATAAAAATTATTACCTTGAAAATACGATTTATTCAGCAACAATCATTTTAGCAATTATAATATTTATATATTTTGGTTAAACATCACTATTCAAAAAGTTGTATAATAAATTGTCTGGATTATGATTTTGTACTTCTCCACACATCATAACGGAACATTCATACATTTTTCGAAGTACATCATTCGGCGCTGTTGTACCTACTCGTATAAGACCGTGTTTTATCAAATACTTTTTGATTTCTTCGATCGGTTTTTGTTTCAAAAGCTGACCATCAGTTGATACTTTGTTTCGTATACTACGGTTGGATATCAATACTGAAACTTTCGGAATGACTTTTGATTTACCTATTTTAAAAGTCCTTCTAACTATGCGTTTTTGTTTCGGCCTTTTTCTATTTTTTTTTACATCTTGTCTAAGGTTGATTTTTTCTATTTTTTGACCTAGTTCATTTGCACGAACTGCATGTTGATTGGTCGTACCACCACCTAAAACAGTATTTGTCATTGCTTTTTGGGTTCTATTGAACCAGTTTCTATAAGTAGGTAATTGTCCATTTTTAAGACATCCATATTGAGGATTATGTAAAACATTCGACGCTGCCTGAGGAGGTTGTATGATAACCGGTTGTTCGGGTATCGTATGTGGTGTCGAAATTGTTTGTGAAATGTTTTCCAATGGATATCGATTTTCTGAATATGAATGAATAGACGCTGGTTGTTTCAACGTATGATTATGCAACGATTGTTTGAATGAATTTTCTTCTATCATTTTATCCAAAAATTGTTTCGATTGTTCAAAATCGCTTTGAAATGAAGCTGTGGTTTCATTTGCAGTTTTTTTAGATTGCGGTTTTTCAAAGGATTCTAACATTTGATTGTATTTTTCTTGCTGGTGTTTTCGTATCATTCTCAAAATGGAATTTTTTTTAAATGTTTCATCGCGTTTTTTGGGCCTAGCGGACCTTATTTTAATATTATCCGCAGGGTTTGCATTATTTGGCTGTTTTTTGCGTGTTTTATTGTTTGTAAATTTTAAAAAATCGGGATTAAATTGTATTGTTCTTTTTTCACTCATCGTTACAAATATAATATAATTTTAACTATATTATATCATAATAATCATTTTCCTAAATTATACGCGCATTATTGATAATGGATTTACTTGAATAAATTCAAATCCATTGAAAAACGAACCAATAAAATGTATACGAGAGTATGTAGAAGAAGCCCAACTGTAGTAGGACAACCATTTCTTGCAATAGGTCCAACGAGACCACTGAATAATGAATTGGTTACATTATAAGTATATGGATTGACGACCAAAAGAAAAATAAACGCCGAGAAAAGGGTAATTTCCCACTTTTTGAAACTTGATGGAGAACCTTCTGCCATATAAGATATGTAAATATTTTATATGTATGATAATTTATTATAACTGGTCAACCCTTTTTATAAAGTGGTGTTTCATGTATCTTTGAAGGTTGAAGTAAGTTAGTTCGTCTCCCTCAGTTAATCTAAGAAGCGTTCTAAGCTTTTCGTCAGGATTGATTTTACGACCGTTCCATGGATCTTGTAGACCATTTTCATTAATATATGTATTGATTTCCTTACTGACAACAGTACGAGCCATTTCAGTTCCAATAGGTTTACCTAAAAAAATGGCAAGTTCATCACTGATAAGAGATGGCTTTACGAATCCACTATAAACTGGCTCTGGTGGTGGCGGTGGTGGTACATAACCATCAAGATCTCCACATGATCTAATATATTCATGTTCATCATCAGTTAAAAATCGTGGTCTTTGGTCAAAGAGAAAAATATCCCAAAAATACAATTTTTCTTGAAGTGTAACATTTTCATCCTTACAATATTGCAACAATTCATCTTTACTGTTTAACATGTATTTATCTTTACGTAAATTAAATAAGATAAATCCATCTACGATTGCATTCAAAATGTGGTCTGCTTGTGGGAGTCCAAATATACTCATAGCATGATTTTGAGCAAATTCACGAATCGCTTTTCTTTCTAGCGACCAGTTTTCAATATCGACAGGATTTGATTCATGATTTACTTTTAATTGGTATACGCTGTCACAACTCATAATATCCTTATTATACAATATATCATAGGGTAGCTTTAAGTTGTTTTATTGAAAATAAATAAGTTTATTTAATTATTTTGTTACGAAAAATGGTAACAAAATATTCATTAGTGATATATTTTTAACAGCATAATATTTAGATTATACAGAAGAAGAAAAATGTAAAACACCTCTTTTATTTTATATATTAATAGTAATGCCTGTTAACATTAAGTAAATAATCAGAAACTTGTTTCAATACGCATATAAGATAATCAATATCACTATCACTGATATCTCGATGAGTAACAATCCTTAGTAGTAAAGGAGACCATGCAGATACAATAATTCCCTTTTTTTTAAACATTTCGGAAACATGATATGAAATAAGTTTTTTATCCCATGTTTTATCATATGCAACAATGTCTACAAATATGATGTTTGTTTCCACTTTATGTACATTGAATGCCTCCATATTTTTCATCGCATTTTCTATTTTACTCGCTCGTATATGGTCGTTTAACAATATATGATTTTCAAAATCATCCAGAGCTTGTAGTCCTGCTGCAGCTATTATTCCCACTTGTCGCATACCACCACCCAATGCTTTCCTTATGCGTATTGCCTTTTTGATAAAATCCGATGAACCAACCAATAGAGAACCAACGGGCGCACCCAGACCTTTGGATAAACAAACAGATAATGAATCTACATGAATACTTATTTTATCGGGTGAAATATTCATACAAGATATAGCATTCCATATACGAGCGCCATCTAAATGAATAGGCAGATTGTTTTCATTGGCTAATTCCCGTAATTTTTCCATGAATTCAATTGGTAATATTCTTCCACCGCAACAATTATGTGTGTTTTCAATACATATCAATTTAGTAACTGGTTCATGAATATCATCATCACGAATAGATGTTTGTAACGTTTCCATGTCCATAGTCCCATCATCTAGATTAGGTATAGGTCGCAAAGATATTCCACCAAATTGAGATGCACCCGCTTGTTCAAATAAAAATATATGATTTCTATCACCGACAATAACTTCAGAACCACGATTTGGACACCATGTTAATAAAGCAGTTAAATTGCTCATAGTACCAGAGGGAAAAAACAACGCAGAATCTTTTTTAAATAGAGAGGCGATTTTATGTTCCAATTGTTTTACGGTTGGGTCTTCTTCAGAAACATCATCACCAACCTCTGCTTCAAACATTGCCTTACGCATTTCACATGTTGGTTTTGTTACTGTATCACTATGCAAATCTATAATTTTCATCATATTATTATACGTTGTTTAACTTTATACTTTTTACACCTTTTCTTATTCAAAGCACCCACTAAGTGGGCGTAAATGAGTGAAGGTAACGTTGCTATTTGGGCGTTTTCAACGCAAAATAGTGTAAAACACCTATTTTTTTGATTTATTATTGCCATTCTTTGCTCTATAACTTTTTCGTTTAGTATTATTTCTTTTACCACCATGGCTAGCACTTTTTTTACCACGGCTAGCATTTTTTTTAGATTTTTCTATTTCATTTTTTTCGTCATAAGGAAAATCAGATACCATTTTTTCAATTTCGTCCATAGGAATTTCGTTTTCTTTAATTGTTTTCTTACAAAGAGCGAATAAGGTTCCTTGCCTTGCATCATTTGAAGTTTTACCAATTTTTTTTAATACTTTCTCCATTTCTGCCATTGGTTTGTTACATTCTTCTAAATATTTTATACATTTTTTGATATACTCCTTCCTTTCGTTGATTTCACTTATTCTTGATTCAATGAAATCTTGCATTACGTCATAACTTTTTCTTATGTCTGCTGGGTTTATACATGCGTATTTAGAATTTAACTCTTTCAATTGTTTTAATACAGAAACAAGTACTTTATTATGACTTGATATAGCTTCTTCAATAGCAGTACTCATAATAATATATATATATATATATAATTTCATTACAAAAGGGCGTTTTAAATATAGATTGATTCCAAAATTTTATTCATTTTATTTTCTTTTTTTTTTTTTTTCGAGAACATTTCATATCCTGCGTTCATGTCCTCAATCGTAATCTTCTTTTTTAGATCGACCGATTTTCCAAATATGCGTCTACCATGCTTTATTTTTACATACGTCAATAAAAGTTCCATGTCTCTGCCGAAATTTTTGAAATCCTGTTTTTTATCAGAAAACCAACGCTCTTTTATTTGCGATTCATCAAAGAATGACCATTCATTTTCTATTACCTTCTTTTTGAAAATTTCCATCATTTCTTTTGCATTGTAGTCGTCCATATTAAATCTCCAAATAAATCTAGATTCCAATCCTCTATTAGCAGGAAAGAAATTTTTGTCCAATTCTTCTTCGTAACCAGCAATTATAACCATTAAATTGTCTTTGTGATCACTTAATGCTTCACATAGCGTATCGACGCATTCTTTGGAATAACTATCATTGTCCGAAAAATTGGCAAGAGCATATGCTTCATCAATAAAAAGAACACCACCCAAACATTCATCAATCACTTTTTTCGTTTTAATCGCGGTTTGACCCAAATAACCAGCCACTAAATCTGAGCGCGTGACTTTTTTGAAAAAATTCTTTTTCAAGATTCCGATTTTCGAATACATGGCTCCGATTATTTTGGCAATTTCGGTTTTGCCTGTTCCTGGTGGTCCAGTTATAACAGTGTGTTTAAATTCACTCGTTTTACCCTGATGTAAATTTTGAATAAAATATAATAATTGATCCAATATCGACTTCTTCATTTTTTCCATACCGATCATGTTGTTGATCTGTACTAATTCATCTTTAATATTATGCAATAAGTGCAGATCTACATTGTATTCTATATCCGGTTTGCATTCATATTTCTCCAACAACAATAAGATATCAGAGAGCGTATCTATTTCGACGTCAATATCTATTTTCGTTTTTGGCGTAGTATCTATTTTTTTCAATATATTCAAACTAAAATCGATTTCGTGATCATTCTTCCAAATATCATATGCACTTTGCAAAATATTTGGAGATGTTTGTATTGCAGTATAATTGAAGGGTATTTCTCCTACCATTGTTTTACGGAAATTTCCACTATCTACATATTCATAATTGATGAGATTCAATAACACAAGACATTCTTTATAATTTAATTTTTGTTTTGATTTACAAGTATCCAATATATCTATCAAAGTTGTATTTTTTTCATTCATCGTTACTATATTTTATACAATTGCTTGATTTTATCTGATTTTACAAAATATATATATACCGAATGAAATATATTTTCCAAACCATCTAAAAAATTGATTTCATAGTAATATTAATAATTACTGTATAATATATAACCATGGACGCTGCTTCTTCCGAAAAAAAGAAGATTCGTGTTAGAAAATCAAAGAATGTTGACGCACATATTGATAATATTAATAATTGTATAGACCTTTGCACATCCAAAACGCCCACAACGTGGGCGGACATGTGTGAGCAAGGTGATACTGATTGCGCATTATACTCGCGAAGCTTTGAAACGCGCAATTGTGTAAAAGATATTATTGAACAAGAAAAAAACATTGATCATCATAGTAAAATCGATAAAATTACAAAAGAGGAGGAAGACGTATTATCTCATTTGGGTGATTATATCGAGGAACCCTATCATATTTTGGAATCTTATTTTCAAGGCCAACATCTGGAACGACTAGTTAGACATCAAATCGAATCATATAATCATTTTGTAAATTATCAAATACAGAGAACGATTCAAATGTTTAATCCGGTCGTTATCCATTCGGAGAACGATTTTGTACCTGAAATGAATAAATATCTGCTCGAAATATTTATCTCATTTACCAATTTCAAATTGTATCCTCCGCAAATTCACGAGAATAACGGTGCAACCAAAATGATGTTACCACAAGAAGCTAAATTGCGTAATTTTACATATGCTTCCAACATGACGGTTGATATCAACATTCAATACGTTGTCCGTAATTCAGAAACAATGGATAGTCCGAAAATCATTGAAAAGACATTTCCAAAGATCAATATTGGAAAACTACCGATTATGTTGAAATCGTCCATTTGTCTTCTATCGCAAAATCGTCATATTCATTCCAAATTTACGAATGAGTGTTTTATGGACAGTGGCGGATATTTCATCATCAAAGGTTCGGAGAAAACCGTTTTGGGGCAAGAACGTGCCTGTGAAAACCGAGTGTTTTGTTTTGACGGCAAAAATACCACAAAATGGTCTTATTATGCAGAAATAAAATCGGTCCCTGATTACAAATGCATTTCACCTAAGCAAATTGAAATGATGATTGCTTCAAAGAACAACGGTTTTGGAAACGGCATATTTGTCACTGTACCTAGAATTAAACAACCTATTGAGCTATTCGTTTTGTTTCGTGCACTTGGTGTAATAAGTGATAAAAATATCTGTGAATATATTATTTTGGATATTGATAATAAAAATAATAGTGAATTGTTGGCGTGTCTTCAAGCTTCCATCATTGATGCAAATAAATATACTAATCAAGAAGATGCTCTTAAACATATCATTTCCTATGTAGCTTACACGCCTCTCAATATGGATAAAGAAACAGGTAATAAAAAAAAGAGAGAGTTTGCCATAGAAGTATTAGATAACGATTTGTTTCCACATTGTCAAACCTTACAGCAAAAATTGTATTTATTGGGATATATGACCAAAAAATTACTCCAAACAAGCTTGGGATGGATTCCAACCGATGATCGTGATTCGTATCTGAATAAACGTATTGAATTAACCGGAACACTTTTGAACAATCTTTTTCGAAACTATTTTAATAAATTAGTCAAAGAGATGCAAAAACATGTAGTGCGTGAGATCAACACCGGTTCTTGGCGTTCAACCGAGGATTATGAAAATATCATTAATATGACGAATATTTACAAACTCATGAAATCAACCACCATTGAGAATGGTATCAACAGGGCATTGGCTACTGGTGATTTCAGTATCAAACAATCGAATAGTAGTAAAGTGGGTGTTGCGCAAGTTCTCAATCGTCTTACATATCTTTCTAGTTTGAGTCATTTGCGAAGAATTAACACCCCTCTGGAAAAGAGCGGTGAATTAATAGCACCGAGAAAATTACATAACACGACATGGGGATTTTTATGTTTGACTGGTGACATAGAAGTTCTCATGGCCGATCGTATGACTTTTAAAAAAATAAAGGATATGAAAAACGGTGATTTTGTGAATACTGTGAATCCGACATCTTTGTTAGATGAGCCATCCGATATTCATTCGTTCTTTTCAAAAATGCCGGATAAATTATTTGAGATTACCACAATTAGTGGTAGAAAGATAAAAGCAACAGCCAATCATCCATTTTTGGTAAATAATAATGGAGTACCTGAATGGAAAAACTTAGAAAATTTACAAAAAAATGATAAAATTATTATCCGTCACGCAGTAAAACAATTAAAAGACGAAAACGTAACTATAGTTACACTAAATGATGAGAATATTTTAGACCATTATAAATTAGATTTACTTGAACTGAATCTATTAAATAAACCTATACCGCTTTATAAATTAAAAGTTATTGCGAGATTGATCGGTTCATTGAATACGGATGGTAGTTTACATGAAAGAATCGATAAAGAAAAAAAATATTATATTGCGTCATTTTATCTTGGTGAAGAGGCCGATGTTTTTCAAATAGCTGACGATATTCAAAAATTAGGATTTGGTAATTGTTCAATAAGAAGAAGATCAAATAAATTTGAAGATAAAATTTCAGGCAGAACAACAATATCAACCACATGGGAAGTTTCGAAAAGTGGCACATTTGCATACTTATTATATATGTTAGGTGGATTCTTAGGAAAGAAAACCACTTCATCTCGCGCACTACCTGGATGGTTGATTCGTGCAGAATTGTCAATTAAACGTGAATTCTTATCAGCATTTCAAGGAGGAGATGGATCACGTCTTTTATTTAAAAAAAATTATGATAGAATAAATACAAGAATCAGTATAACTTGTCAGACAACTGAAAATTCATTTCTAGACGACACAATAAATTATATGAATCAAATCATGAAAATGTTTGGTGAATTTAATATAAAATGCAGTATAAAAACTAAAGATGTTGATGAACATAAAACAAGGGTTTATTTATCATTCGAAAATACATGTGAAAATTTATCGATATATGCAGATACGATTCATTATGCATATTGTGATGAAAAACGTAGAGCATCTGCTCCTGTAATAGAACATCTAAAAATTAAAAGTTTCAATTTGGAACAAAACATCAAAGAAAATGATACTAAAATATACGAAGAATTCATTAAAGAGAACATACTCGATAACGGATGCATAAGTGTTCCCATATTATCGATTGATGAAATTGAGCCAGAATTAGTTTATGATTTTACAACAAGAAGTGACAATCATTCTTTTGTCGCATCATCTTTCGTTACGCATAATTGCCCCGCGGAAACGCCCGAAGGCCAGTCCATTGGTGTAGTCAAAAATATTAGTTACATGGCACATATCACTATCCCCACCAACAGTTCTTCCCTCTATGAATATGTAAAACCATTCATTAGTCCTGTCGACACCACGAGTCCAAAGGCAATGTATGGTAAAGTCCGGGTCTTCGTCAACGGTACTTGGTTAGGAGTAGCAAACAATCCTCTCGAATTATACGAAGAAATGAAAGAGAAAAAGTACAAGGGTATCATTAACATTTATACGTCCATTGTCTTTGACTACAAAAATCTCGAGATTCGTATATGCAATGATGGTGGAAGATTAACAAGACCCGTTCTTCGTGTGAAAAACAATCAAGCTATCATAGATAAACCCATTATTGACATGTTATCATCAAAAGAAATCGCATGGAACGATTTACTTACCAATTGTAAAATCAAAGAATCGGTTATCGAGTACATTGATCCCGAAGAGCAAAACTATGCAATGATTGCAATGAAATGCAAACACGGATATCTGCAAAACAATAGTTTCCACTTCAATTATACACATTGCGAAATTCACCCAAGTACAATTTTCGGCGTTTTGGCATCTTGTATTCCTTATCCTGAGCATAATCAAGCGCCTAGAAATACATATCAATCGGCTATGGCAAAACAAGCTATGGGGATTTACGCAACCAATTTTGACCAGCGTATGGACAAAACCGCATATGTACTGAATTATCCAACGCGTCCTCTAGTCGACACACGTCTCATGAATTTCATTCAATTAAATAAAATTCCATCTGGTACACAAATCCATGTAGCAATTATGTCTCATACTGGTTATAATCAAGAAGATAGCATTCTAATCAATAAAGGCGCACTCGACCGGGGTTTATTCGTAGCAACCATTTATCACACAGAAAAAGACGAGGACAAGAATATTATTCGTGATGAAATTATAAGGTGCAAACCGGACGCATCGAAAACCAAGGGTATCAAATTCGGTAATTACGATAAATTGAATTCACAAGGGTTCATTCCAGAAAACACCTTAATCGAAAACCGCGATGTTATTATCGCCAAGACAATCCCTATCAAGGAAAACAGAAACGATCCTACCAAAACCGTGAAATACGAGGATCAAAGTAAGACCTATCGTACGAGTGAAGAAACTTACGTAGATAAAAATTTCACAGGAAGAAACGGCGATGGATATAATTTCGCAAAAGTACGCGTTCGTGTTTTCAGAAAGCCGGTTCTTGGTGATAAATTCAGCTCGCGCCATGGACAGAAAGGTACTTGCGGTAATATAATTCCCGAGGAAGACATGCCTTTTACCAAAGACGGTATTCGACCAGATATTATTATTAATCCTCATGCCATTCCTTCCAGAATGACAATTGGACAATTGAAAGAAACATTATTAGGTAAAGTATTGATTGAACTCGGCATGTTTGGCGACGGTACCAGTTTCGGTGATCTAGATATCAAAACCATTTCGAAAGAGCTGCAAAAGCTAGGTTACGAAAGTTATGGTAATGAACTGCTCTATAACGGTCTAACTGGCGAGCAACTCGAAACGAATATCTTCATTGGTCCGGTATTTTATCAGCGTTTAAAACACATGGTAAATGATAAACAACACAGTCGTTCTATTGGACCTATGGTGAATCTCACTCGACAACCGGCTGAAGGAAGATCGCGAGATGGTGGCTTCCGTATTGGTGGAATGGAACGTGATGTGATGGTTGCACATGGTATGTCCAAATTTTGCAGGGAGCGGTTGGACGATGGTTCGGATAGATACGGTGTTCGCGGCT